TGGCTATCGTTGTTGGGGTTCACACCGTCTGACCGGGCGAGGCTCGGTCTCGCCGAGATAAGGGTTGCCAATGAGCTCGATCAGTTCCGTCGTCGCAACACCAAGGTGGTCGACGCCGAGGTTGCATCCGCAGTCTGACGGTCAGCGTGTCGCGGATTTCGCGTCGACGTTCATGCATGTCTCCAAAGGGATACGTGCTGGTGACCCGTTTGTGTTGGTGCCGTGGCAGCGGCAGTTGATTGAGAATCTGTATGAGCGACGCAACGATGGTCTGTTGAGGTATCGGCGCAGTCTGATTGGTTTGGGCCGTAAGAACGGGAAGTCGCTGCTCGGTTCGCTGGTTGCGCTGTATGGGTTGATTGAGGGTGAGCATGGTGCTGAGGTGTATTCGGCGGCTGGTGATCGTCGGCAGGCGCGTGTGGTGTTTGATGAGGCGAAGTGGCAGGTGCAGCAGTCGGCTGCGTTGAGTGGGATTTGCAAGGTGTATCGGGATGCGATTGAGGTGCCCAGCACGCACAGTGTGTATCGGGTGTTGTCGAGTGATGCGAAACTTCAGCAAGGTCTGAATCCGAGCACGGTCATCTTTGACGAGTTGCACGTGCAGCCGAACTCGGAACTTTGGGATGCGTTGACGTTGGGTTCGGGTGCGCGACGTGACCCGCAGATTGTGGCTATCACGACGGCGGGCTACGACTTGTCGAGCATTTGCGGAACTCTTTACGCCTACGGCCAGAAGGTGTGTCGTGGCGAGTTGGAGGATGAGCAGTTCGGGTTCTGGTGGTGGGAAGCGCCGGAGGGTTGCGACATGAATGACCGTGATGCGTGGTTGCAGGCGAATCCGAATCTGGCGGAAGGTTTGTTGGACATGGAGGACATGGAGATTGCGGTGCGTCAGACGAGCGAAGTGTCGGTGCGTCGGTATCGGTTCAATCAGTGGGTGCGGACTGCTGAGGATTCTTGGTTGCCGCAGGGTGCGTGGGAGTTGTGTCGTGAACCTGAGTTGCAGTTGCAGCCTGGTGCGGCGACGTGGGTTGGTGTTGACATGGCGTTGAAGCGTGACACGACAGCGGTCGTTCTCGTTCAACGTGTCGAGGGCAGGCTTGTTGCGCGGGCGAAGATTTGGTTGCCCGAAGGTGGCGTGCTCGATGTGGCTGCGGTCGAGTCGTATCTGCGGGAGGTGGCGCAGCAGTACGACATTCAGGAGATTGCGTTTGACCCGGCGTTCTTTATGCGCACCGCCGAAGCGTTGGCCGAAGACGGGTTCCCGATGGTCGAATACCCTCAGAGTCCGCAGCGTATGGTGCCTGCATGCGGCAACCTGTACGAGTTGATTGTGAATCAGAAGCTCGCGCACGACGGCAATCCGCTGTTCTCCGATCAGGTGTTGTCGGCTGCGCAACGTGTGAAGGACAACGGTTGGACACTCAGTAAAGGCAAGTCGAAGCGGAAGATTGACGCGGTGATTGCGTTGGCGATGGCGACCGACCGGGCGACGACTACACCCGTCGAGGCTCCGACGCCTGGCTTCTTTGTGGTGTGACTAGCCTTGTTGGTCTAGCCTTGGAGGTCAGGATGGTCGTGGTCGTACTTGAAGTTCTCGGAATCGTTGCGCTGGTCGCCGCTGGGTTCTTGGTTGCACCGGCATTGGGTGCGATGGTATTCGGCGTTGCCTGTCTCGCTACCGCGTTTGCGTTGGCCCGTGCCGAAAAAGTCGGTGACGAAGAATGATTCTTGACCGCCTGATTCCGTCGCGTCGAACCAACGACGAAGAACGCGCCATCTCGTTCCAGTCGCTGTTTGCGATGGGCGATGGCTACACGTTCACGACGAACTCGGGTGTCTACGTCACGCAGGAAGATTCTCTCAAGATTGGCACGGTGTACGCCTGCGTGCGTCTCATCGCCGACACGATTGCCAGCCTGCCTGTTGATTCGTACATCCGTCAGGAGGGTGTGCGTCTTCAGTATCGGCCGCGTCCAGCGTGGCTTGACTCGCCCGACATCGGTGTCACCAAAGACGACCACTTCCAGCAGGTTCTCGTTTCGCTGCTGTTGAACGGCAACTCGTTCACGCGCATCATCCGTGACGAGGAAGGTGAGGTGCTCGCCCTGTCGGTGTTGAACCCGCAGCACACCGAGGTGCGCCGCGACAACTACGGCCGACTCTTCTACGTCTACAACTCGAAGGACCGTATCGAAGACGTCGACATGATTCACATCAAGGACTTGGTGCTGCCGGGCGAGTTGCGCGGCAAGTCACGCATCGACCTCGTCAAAGAGAACCTCGGTTTATCGCGTGCGCTCGAAGAGTTCGCTGCACGATTCTTCGGACAAGGCTCATCAACGACTGGCATCATTCAGTTCCCTGGCAACTTGTCGCGTGAGCAGGCCAAGAACCTCGTCGATGCGTTCGAGGATGGCCACAAGGGTTTGCGTCGTTCGCATCGTCCAGGCATCCTGTTTGGTGGGGCGACGTTCCAGAAGACAGGTGTCGACCCGAACGAATCACAGTTCCTCGAGTCACGCCAGTTCGCGGTTGAAGAAATCGCACGCATCTTCCGTGTCCCGCCGTCGATGATCGGTGTGACCACGCCGGGTGCGATGAGTTACGCATCCGTAGAGGCCAATCAACTTTCGTTCCTGCAACACTCGCTCGTTCCGTACCTCTCGAAACTTGAGTCCGAATACAGCGTCCTGCTGGCCGGTCGTGCGTTCATTCGTTTCACCACCGCAGGTCTTCTGCGTGGCGACATCGCCGCACGCAACGCCTCCTACGCATCGGGACTCGCCAACGGCTACATGTCGGTCAACGACGTGCGCCGCTTCGAGGACATGTCACCCATCGAAGGTGGCGACGCCTACCGCGTACCGCTCACCAACATCGACATCACCGCAGCCAACCTCGCCGACCTTGACCGCAAATCGGCAATCGCCCAACGCCTCATCGCATCAGGCTTCCAGCCTGCGGCCGTGCTTGCAGCTCTCGACATGCCTGAGATCGAGCACACGGGTGTTCCGACCGCAGCCCTGCAACCTGTCGCCGCAATCAACCCAATCGCACCTGCGACCGTCTACGAGGCTGAATGATGAGCGCACCGGCAGGCACATACAACATCGTTGCGGATCAGGGTGCGACGTTCACTCGTCAGTTGACGTGGAAGGACACTTCGGGTTCGGCGGTGAATCTGACCGGGTACACGGCGCGGATGCAGTTGCGTTCGGCTGTGGATGCGACGGGTGCTGCGGTGTTGGAGTTGACGACGGAGAACAATCGCATCGTGCTCGGTGGCACTACTGGTGTGATTGACTTGACGGTTGCGGCGACTGCCATGGCTGCGGTCACGGCGAACACCTACGTCTATGATCTCGAGTTGGTATCTGGTTCGGTCGTGACTCGCCTCGTGCAAGGCACGTTCGAGTTGCGAGGTGAGGTGACGCGCTAATGGCGCAGGATGTCACCGCAACCGTCACCGTCGTCGAGGCGAACAATCGGGTCGTCGTTCAAGAAGACGACGTCAACGTCACAGTTCAGGAACAGGCACAATCTGTTTCGGTTGTTTCGTCAATCGGTTCGATTGGGCCGCAGGGTGCGCAGGGTGCGCAGGGTGCGCAGGGTGCGCAGGGTGCGACGGGTTCGCAAGGTCCGCAGGGTGAGACGGGTCCACAAGGCTCAACGGGTGCGCAGGGTGCGCAGGGCGCGCAGGGTGCTGTCGGTGCGCAAGGTCCGCAGGGTGCTGTAGGTCCGCAGGGTGATGTGGGGCCGCAGGGTGCTGTCGGGGCTCAGGGTGCTCAGGGTGCCACGGGTGCTCAGGGTGCTACTGGATCGCAGGGCTCTCAGGGTGCTCAGGGTGCCGAAGGTGCGCAGGGTCCGCAGGGTGTTGTTGGCCCGCAGGGCGATACAGGTCCGCAGGGTGCAACTGGTCCACAGGGCGCTCAGGGTGCAACGGGTGCTCAGGGTGCTCAGGGTGCCCAAGGTCCGCAGGGTGATACCGGTCCGCAGGGTGATGTAGGTCCGCAGGGTCCGCAAGGCGATACTGGTGCTCAGGGTGCGCAGGGTGCTCAGGGTTCGACGGGACCGCAGGGTCCGCAAGGTGATACCGGTCCGCAGGGTGACACGGGTCCTCAGGGCCCTCAGGGCGCTCAGGGTGCCACTGGAGCGCAGGGTGCACAGGGTCCGCAGGGTGATGTAGGTCCGCAAGGCGATACCGGCCCACAGGGCGCTCAGGGAGCGACTGGGGCACAGGGAGCGACTGGGGCACAGGGACCACAAGGTCCGCAAGGTGACACTGGCCCACAGGGTCCTCAGGGTGCGCAGGGTGCGACGGGTTCGACCGGGCCGCAAGGTCCGCAGGGTGATACAGGCCCACAGGGTCCGCAGGGTGCGCAGGGTGCAACAGGTGCGCAAGGAGCGCAGGGTGCTACGGGTTCAACGGGACCGCAAGGTCCGCAGGGCGTTATTGGTCCTCAAGGTGCAACTGGTGCAACTGGTGCACAGGGCGCTACTGGCCCGCAGGGTGCGGTTGGTCCGCAAGGTGCAACAGGTGCAACTGGTGCCCAAGGCGCAACTGGTGCGCAAGGTGCGGTTGGTCCGCAGGGCGCTGTTGGTCCTCAAGGTGCAACTGGTGCAACTGGTGCACAGGGCGCTACTGGTGCCCAGGGTGCAACTGGTGCCCAGGGTGCAACTGGTGCGCAAGGTGCTACGGGAGCAACAGGTGCGAAAGGTGGATTGTTCTACACGTTCAGTACGACGACCACCGATGCCGACCCAGGCAGCGGCAATTTCCGATTCAATAACGCAACTATCGGTTCAGTGACACAAATCTTCATCGATCTGGTTGATGGTGATGGTGTCACTCAAACAACGTTCATCGACTCTTGGGATGATTCAACGAACACTGTCGAAGGCACGCTGGTGATTCAGGGTCGCACGACGGGAACTTCTGTTGCGACATTCAACATCACTGGTGTCACGTCGACGACTGGATACCGCAAGATTTCAGTCACTTACATTTCTGGAACTGCACCGGCGAACAATGACGGATGTGTCATCGCCTTTTCTCGAGCTGGAGATGTCGGTGCTCAGGGTGCAACTGGTGCTCAAGGTTCGACGGGTGCTACTGGCCCACAGGGCGCTACTGGTGCTACTGGCCCACAGGGCGCTACTGGTGCAACCGGTCCACAGGGCGCTACTGGTGCAACCGGTCCACAGGGCGCTACTGGTGCAACCGGTCCACAAGGTGCACAGGGCGCTCAAGGTCCGCAAGGTTCAACATTGCTCACGACAAAAGGTGATTTGCTCACATTCAGCACAACCAACGTTCGACTGGCAGTTGGTGGCACAAACAATCACGTTCTCACTGTCGACTCATCTACTGCGACCGGGTTGAAGTGGGCTGCGCCAGTATGCGTTCTCGGCTGATCTCAGTCATCACACCGACATACAACACACCGCCGATTGTTCTTGCCCGCACCTGGGCAAGCCTGAAGGCGCAGACGCACACCGATTGGGAGTGGGTCATCTGGGATGACTCGACGAATAACGAAACGTGGCGGCAAGTGTATGGATTCTGTTCGGATGAGCGGTATCGAATCGTTGCGCATGTTGGTCATGTGCCGTCGGGTTTGATTGGGCAGGTGAAGCGGCGCGGGTTCATGGTCGCAGAAGGCGACATTCTCGTTGAACTGGATCACGACGACGAGTTGACACCAGACGCACTCACAGAGATTGAGGCAGCGTTCCAAGACCCGTCGGTCGGGTTTGTGTACTCCGACTGGTGCGAGATTCTGCCGTCGGGCGAATCGGGCCGCTATCCGGATGGGTGGGCGTTCGGCTACGGCTCGCACTACTGGTCAGAAGAACACGGCGTCTGGGTGATGCGCGCACCAGAACTAAACGCCACCACCATCCGCCACATCGTCTCGGCCCCGAACCATGTTCGGGCGTGGCGTGCCGACGTGTACCGGCAGATCGGCGGACACAACCCTGAGATGAGCGTGGCGGACGATTACGAACTGTTCTTGCGCACGCTGCTCGCCACGAAATGCCATCACATCCCGAAGCTGCTCTACAAGCAACACATCGGGGCGCATACGGCGCAACGTCAACGGAATGCTTTGATTCAGTCAGAGGTTGCCAGGTTGGCTGCGGAGTACGATGAGCGGTTGCGGATTCACGGCTATTGTTGATGCTCTGAGGTAATCATGACCATTTCGCACAGTCAGGTTTCAGTCGGCACGGTCGCAACTTCGCTCGGTGTTTCGTATCCGATGGAGAGCACCGTCAGTCTTCACAACATCGACAACACCGACCGCATCTACATCGGTGGTGCTGCGGTGACGACATCAACCGGATTCGCGCTCGACAAAGGCATCATCATGCAAGTCACGATTCCAGCAGGCGACCAGCTGTATGCGGTGTCGACGAAGTCCGGTCATGTCATCACGGTCCTTCAACCGCGGCCGAATGGCTGATGCCGTACTTCATCTCTGACTCCAACCCCGACTGCTCAGGCTGGGCGGTCGAGAAGGAAGACGGAGAAGTCATCGGCTGCCACACGTCCAAGCAGGCGGCCATCGACCAGATGGTCGCGGTGTCGATCGCCGAGGACATGGAACCGGGTGGCGAGCGTGCTCGCCCTGATGAGTTGATGGTTGGTGATTATGTTTCGTGGAATAGTGCTGGCGGTCGTGCGCGTGGTGAGATTCAAGAAATCTTCCGTTCGGGTACGGTGCGCGTGCCAGGTACCGACTTCGAGTTGGAAGCCTCCGAAGATGACCCGGTGGCCCTGATCCAGATTTACCGTCAAGTCGAAGGCGGCTGGGAAGACACCGACGTCATCGTCGGTCACAAGTTCTCCACGCTGACTCGTATCGGTGAACTTGAAGAACCAGACGACGAAGAAGAGACTGCGTCCTACGGTGACACGCCAGACGATGACGATGCCGAAGACCGCGAGCTGCCAGACAACTATC